ACGTGCTAATTTTAATCCATTGCTATTACACAGACTTGATATGTCTTTAAAGTCTACACCAGCAACTGGAAAGTCTTTGTAACTTTTAATATAATGTTTAATTTTCATTAATAACTCTGTGCTAATCTGTTCATTAAGTATTGCCTACTTTCGATAGGTTTGTATTGATCAAGTTTAATCTTAGATAAATTTTGTACTATTGTTCCAGGTTCTGGATCAACAAAGTGTGCCATACTATATCTTGGTGTATGTATATGACTATTAACTACTCTGTGTTTTGTACTTACAAAATAATCGTTAGTCCAACGCTGTAGTAAGTCGCCAATATTAACAACTACTCCATCATTTGCATACGGGACCGGGTGCCATGTTTTTTGTAGGTCTTGGACTTGGAGCCCAGGAACATCATTAATTTGCCAAAGTAAAGTAATAGTACCATAGTCACTATGTTCTCCTATTCTCATTTGTTTATGTTCTAATGGACCATCATATGCAGGATAATGTATAACTCGAGTTGTGTTATACGGTTTTATATGTGCTTTAGTTAATAATGATCCTGTATCTAAAATCTCATCAAACTTTTCTAATATTTTTAATGTAAGTCTATCTGCAATATCAATAGTCTGTAATGCTGTTGCTTTAAATCCGTTTAAAGTAGGCCATAATTCACTAGGCATTCTACTATTATTATAATTAAAGCTTTCTTTCATATCTTTTGGCGCGTCTGGATCTACATTTTCTGCGCCCATAACTGTATAACCTAGATTGTTTTCAGCTTGATATTTGTATTCGTTTTTCTTTTCTAAATCTTGCTTAAAGAATTCTTTCATTAAATCAAACCAAACATTCATTGTGGTTTGATCTTTATTTTGTAGTGTGTTAGTGAAAACTGCAAAGCCTACAGTCGTATAAGCTTTGCGTATTTTTTCCAGTACATTCGGACCTTTAAAATCAATTACTGGAATCATTTTTAATTACCAGGTACTTTAGCATCGATGCCTTCAACATAGTACATCATACTATTTAGATGTGCATCATCAGCAATTTCGCCGTCTTTTAATTGTAACTTGCCATTGTTGTCTTTGATAGGTCCAGTAAAAGCATAGTACTTGCCATTCTTAATACTTTCTTTTATCTTAGCAGCATGTGCTTCAACGTCTGCAGGCATATTTGCAAACGGTGCCATTTCAACAGTGCCATCAATCATACCACCAAAGTAGTCTCCTGACTTCCATGTACCGTCTAATACTGCTTGTACTCTTGCAATATAGTAAGGTGACCAGTTGTCAATAGTTGCAGTTAACTGAGCTTTAGGAGCAAATTTCATTTGATCTGATGCTTGTCCAAATCCAAATTTACCTAATTTTTCTGCAACTTGTAATGGTGAAGGTGAATCTGTATGTTGAGCAACCATATCACAACCTTGTGCAATTAAAACTTTTGCAGCTTCGCCTTCTTTAACAGGATTGTACCAAGTGTTTACCCAAATAATATCGATATCAACATCTGGATTTACGCTCTTAGCACCTAAGTAATATGTATTAATTTCTCTGATAACTTCAGGAATAGGAAATGCACCAACATAACAAATCTTATTAGTTTTAGTCATCATGCCAGCAATAACACCTTGTACATGTCTTGCTTGATATAATCTTAATCCATAAGTTGATAAGTTAGGTCCTTGTTTGTATCCTGTAGCATGTTCAAATTTTACATTTGGAAATTCTTTTGCAACTTTTACCATACTATTCATGTAACCAAAAGAAGTTGCGAATATAATATCCATACCTTCCATAGCCATTGACCGCATAACTCTTTCTGCATCTGGACCTTCTGATACAGATTCAATGTATTTAGTTTTGACTTTATCTCCAAAATGTTTTTCAACATCTTGTCTTCCAATGTCGTGTCTATATGTCCATCCATGATCGCCAGTAGGGCCAACATAGATAAATCCAATTTTAATTTTTTCAGCTGAAAAAGCCGAAAAACAGAACAAAGATGCCAGTGTCGCCACTGCCGCGATGGTCTTCATATTCATAATTATCTCCTGTTAACGTACTCTAGAAATAGAGCCGTTTGGTTTTGCTAGGAATGCTTCAAAGGAAACATCCGGATAGTCTTTTTGTAATGAATTAAACATTTTTAAATTTGACATAGCATCATCAAATAATCTTATTCTTTTGTATATTTTTTGATCTAAATATTTTTTAAAAATGACTTTCTTGTTATCTGCTGCTGGACCAGTTCCAAGATTGCCAGCACGTTCAACATAGATTTTATCTATGTCAATTCCTTGATTTCTAAATGTATCTAGAAATGTTTTCTTATTATCAAAGTTAGGTCTAGCTGTTACAATAATAACTTTTGATCCTGCCTTTGTAGCATTCTTAAGTATCATCTTAACTTTGTTAATCATTCTTGCTATTGGTGTGGAAGTCTTTTGAAAAACTTCAGCATTTTTAAATTCACCAAAATCGTATTCTTCACCAGATTTTTTCTTATAAGTGTTAAATTCTTGGTTATCAAGCTTCTTGATAATTTTACCGTTTTTAACTATGTGTACTTTTGCTTTAGTAATAAACATAGTTTCATCTATGTCAAATATAGTTAAACCTTTTCCGGCAGCTTCTTCTAAGTATGTTTTAAAATTTTTCATTATAGTTATATTATACCATAGTTTTATTGAAAAGTAAAGGACTTTTTAATATTTTATTGTATGTAGGGGTACTTTTTCTTTTCTATCTTGTACACCATGCGTTAATCTTGTGTTACCTGCCAATAAGTGTTTATGACCAGATTTAATATGGTGTAAGATAATAGGTTTAGTCATTGGTTTCTTATGAGCGTTATCGTATTGACTAGAAACTCTATTAGCTTTAGCTTTTTCAATTTCTGGATTTCCAAGTATACCTTTTTTATTGTTAACATCGGTATTTCCCATCTTGTGCAGATTCGAATCTGAATGATGAATGTGAGTTGTAGTTGCACTCTTCATTGCTTTATGAAAGTTTGCTGGAGTAGATAGGTGTTTAAGCTGTTTATGAACATGTTGAGGAAACGCAGTCTTAGGAGCTTGCATCTGAGTATGAACTTCATCATGTTCATCAGTGTGATGTGGATTAATCCATTTCTCATTAATATTTAAATAAGTTTTAAATTTTTCCATATTAACCTCTATAAATTACATTTATATGATCTTCAAACTGTTCAACTTTTTCTAGTCTATTAGGCCAAAGGATATATTCTTTTTCTGGATTCTTTTTAAGATTATTAAGCAAAGGAATGATAGCATTATATAATTTATCGAGTGTATCTTGTGCAGATGTTGCCATCTGTTCAGCATCATTTACAGAGTTTTGCGTCTTCTTTACTACATCTAACTCATCTTCAGTTACAGCAGTAAATCCAAAATCAAAATCTAAATCAGACATTATGCTAAGGCTTTCATTCTTTTAACAAGTCTACCAGCTCTATTAGGAACTTGTCTATACCATGCAGAGTCTATCATTTCGTCTGCAGCTTTATTCCAATCTTGAGAATCAACACCAGCTTTCATACCTTTAAATTTTGAAAGCCTAGGTCTTCCCATGTTAAACATCATGTTTGCTATAATCATTTGACATTCTTCTGGCAAGACATTAAAATCGTTATATAATCGCTCACAATCTGCGAGCACGGTTTGTACGTCGTTATTAAAGGCTTCGATGACTCTGTCTTTTGAAATAGTTGTTCCAATTTCTTGTCCATGCTCTGGATCTGAATCGATAACAAGATGACCAATACCAAAAGTAGCGTAGCCAAGATGATCATTGTATATTTCATGTTTAACACCTTCATCCAATTCAAGTTCTTTTCTTAAGTTTTCTATATTCATATTATAACCTCCTTGTAAAATACTATTTATAATAAAAAAGGCGGGCACTGCCCACCTAATTTATTTTGATATCTTACAATATTACTTTGTTTTATATTCTTCAGTAGTTTTTTCATTTAATTGCATAATGATATGCTTTAAATCTTCGTCTCTTCCATAGAAACCAAGCTGTTGAAGTTGTCTTGCTACTTCTGCATTCGCGGCCATTTGTCTACCTTTTATGATAGATTTAATTGTATTTTTGAATGAGCTAGCAATATATTCACATACTTGACATGTGATGTTGTAAGTTGTAGTTAAAGTTGTCATTTACTTTTCCTCGTTAATTAATTGAAATTTTACGAGGTCGCTTCTCTTCTGGTAGGACTACCTTTAATTGAACAGATAGTATGCCGTCCTGAATGTCAGCACCATTTACTTCCGTATATTCGGACAGTCTAAATGATCTTGAAAACTTTCGAGCACTAATACCTTTATGGACATACGCGTCTTGTTCTCTACGCTTAGGTCTATTACCAATAATGTTCATAACGTGGTCTTTTACTTCAATATCGATATGTTCTTTTTTGAATCCGGCTACTGCCATCTCAATTTCATATTTCATATTGTCGTGTTTAACTACATTATATGGTGGGTATGTATCTTTCGCGTGGCTATGAATATTTTCTAGCTGGTCGAAAATGTGATCGAATCCCAAAAAAGCGTTTCTTGGGTATAAAAAGTTCTTAGTCATAATTGCCTCCTATTGACTAGCAAGGTTGTGCGAGACCCGTTTATCGGCGCCTCTATAATAATATATATAGTATCTTTGTTTTTAATTTAAACTAGTAGATGAAAATTTAACAGCTGCCAAATGGAAGTCGTGTTTGCTTTTCCCATGCTTTTTCAAATGCTTCAGAAGTGCGAGGTAAGCGTTCACAGTTGCCCCATAGTCTTTTAATATAACTATTAACTGTGCGGTCTATGTCTTTCCTACTCCATTGACTTGGTATCAAGTGACCTTTTACAGCATAGAAGATTTCATTTTCATCTTTACTAGTCATTTTGTTCCATTACCAATGTTATATTTTGGACATAATTCCCATTCATCTTTATCTTTAAAAGATATTATTTTAATTTGTCTTAATGGAGCTATAGGTTGTAGTTGTTCTTTATTTACTACAGTTAATAATCCCCAATCACTCATTAATGTTGCTATAGTGTTTCTACGGCCGACATCATTTTCTTCGAGATTGGACTTTTTTCCGTCTAATAAAAAGAGCTCCTTAAAGTGCACGATAAAATATCGTCCTTGCTTATGAAGTATATGGCACGATTGATAAAGCTTATTATCTTTACGTGACGCGACACCTATTCTAGTTAATGTCTCTCTTATTTTAAGAAAATCGTCTGGCTCGTTTAATGTAACCTCTAGCATATTTGCTGGGTTCCATTCTACAATGTTATTTTCTTGTTCCACCTTTTGCCACCTTATTTTTCAATTCATTTATTTGATCAGTGGAAAGTAGAGGTAAAATCTGTCGGGCTTTTTCGTTGCTATAGCCATAATATGTTTTAACCACATCCAAGTCACTAATCTGTTCAGGTTTGAACCATTTAGAAAACCTTTTACGTTTTCTAATTATATTTATAAGAAACGAATATTGAAGGTGGTTATCTAGGTGATGATTACGATTCATCTCATTTGCAGCTAACACTGTATCAGGAAAATATGATAGTTGCCTGTTAATCATGTATGGTAAATATGCTTTTTCAGTAATATCATCTACCATGATATTTTTCTTAGTGTAATTTATTGAGTTCGAGTATTCAAATGGATTCATTGTATATCCTATGCGCTTTTAAGAGGAGCCCAGTTTTCTACTCCACCTACATAATTATCATAATCAATTTCAGCTTCTATGTGGTTTTTAGTGAGCTCTGTTGTTGGCAGTTTATTTAGATGTGTGTTATGCCAATATAATTGTGGTACAGTTCTATGGCCTTTTTGCTTCATAAAATCTTTTGCAAAAAGATCATAGCTTATATTGATTTCTCTATATTGATAACCCCAATCTAACAGTTTCTTTTTTAAAATCTGGCAATAACCACAATCGTCTTGAGTGTATAGTGTTAACTTAATTGAATTGAACATCTGACATTACCTCCGTTAAACATGCCACCACATTAAGTTCATGGTCAGCAACAAATGCATTTTTATATTGATAGTCTGCAAGCAAAAGAACAAGTTGCGGTATTGATTGTGGTGCAACTTTATCTATCATTCTGTCGTAAATAGCTCTAAAAATAGCGCTTGCATCTGTATCTATATTATTAACTACCCAAGATCTCATACCTTTAAAATTTTTATTTTTTAAATGAGAGAACAAATCATCAAAGTTTTTATCTTGAAGGTTAGCTACAACACCTGAATCGATACGGCCATTAATAGAATATCTTTGTAATTCATTTAGCACTCTACGCCAATCAGGTGCAAATTTCATTATAAGTTCAGCTAAAGGTTTGTCGTCATATTCAATTTTTTCATTATCTAAAATAGTTTTACATCTAGCCATAAAGGATTCACACAATTCAATCATAGATTTTTTAGATGTGTTAAATTCATATACACCACATCGTGAATGTAATGGCTCGATAATTCTGTTTTTAAAGTTGCATGTAAGAATAAATCTGCAGTTATTGGAAAACTCTTCTATAAAACCGCGTAACGCTGGTTGTGTAGATTGTGGATTGAGATAGTCGGCTTCATCTAATATAACAACTTTATAACCACCTTGTAATGAAACAGATGATGCAAATTGTTTTATCTTAGTTCTTAACGTATCAATATTACCTTCTTCAGAACCGTTGATAAGAATAAAATCGCAACCGAGCTCATTGCATAGAGCTCGGGCGATTGTGGTCTTACCTAAGCCGGCAGTACCAGTGAACAACATATTAGGAAGTTCACCACCGTCGACTATCTTTTGGAAGGTTAATTTTAAAGATTCAGGTAAGATTGTATCTGCTACAACCTTAGGCCGGTACTTCTCACACCATAGAAACTCAGCACTCATTATTTCTTTGGTTCCGCTTTAGTTTCTTCTTTAGTTTCACTTTTATCATTCATTGCATCTTCTTGCTGAATAGCTTCACTTATTTGAATGATTTGAATGGCTTGGTCTCTTAAGCCACCAATAGTGGAAAGCTCTTCGCCTTTAAATCCACCTCTTTGTGTAACAGCATCAATTACTGCAACAATGCTTCTACTTGCTTTGTTTGCAAGATCTTTTAATTGTTTTATATTATCCGTATCTGACATATTATTATGCTCCGTATGTTGAAGATTTTTCAAGTGCAATCCAATACTTTAAAGGTATTTCTTTATTTTTAAATTGCGTTATTAATTTAGAAGATATTTCTACTTCATAATCACCTGGTAGGATCTTAAGATTAGAAATACTTATGATAAAGTTAAACACAGCGTCTTGTTTAAACTCGCCATCAATGTCAATCGAAAATGCATTTGATGTTGGATTTTTATTCTCAAGAACTGATAAGCTTAATACACCATCTTTTGCTTGTATTGATACTTCGGTGTGACCTAAAGTTGATGCAGCTTTTTTCAATTTGTTTAGTGTATCATTATCTAATACAAACTTAACATCAGCCTCTGGCATAGTAACATCTTTTGTAGGTGCCGTTAATGTTTCTTCGGCAGCATAAAAGTAATTTACTTTAGATCTACCAGATGCATCAGAAACAGTAACAGAGTGATCTTCGAATTTTAAACTAGGAGAATTGACTAATCCTATTACTCCAATAAATTCGTTTAAATCGTATATGCCGAAATCTTTTTCGAAACTTTCGGTAACATCGGCAGTTGCTACTACGTTTCTTGCTTCACTAATAGTTTTAATATTCGATCCAGATTTAATCAATATATTTTGATTAATGCCTGAAAAGTTTCTTAAAACCTGTAAAGTGCTTTCACTTAATTCCATAATTAATAACCTTCCTTTTTGTATTTTATAATAATATTATACCATAGATTTGTGCAAATGTACACAGTTAATTTCATTTAATTTTTTATCTTAGAAAAATTTCTATCTTTTACAAATTCAATCTTGGACTCAAACTTACCATCTAATATGTCTCCTTTATGAGATATAATAAAGGTATTACTATTAGCGTCCATCATGGATAGTATTTTTAATAAGTTTTCAATACCATCATGATCAAGTGATGAATCAAATGTTTCATCAAGTACCAATAGATTAGTTGATACTGAATTTTTCATTTTAGCGATCTGCCTCCATGTAAATAATAAAGATAAATCGATCCTTTGCTTTTCGCCTTCACTAAAAGAATCATAAGTAAAATCATCTCTGTGTCTAGACTTTATTGTTTCATTAAAATTTTCATCTAAGTTGAAAGAAACGAAGAAGTCCAGAGTTTGCAAGAACTGATTAACAAGTTTATTAATAGTAGGCAAATACTGTTTAATAATTTTTGTCTTAATACCAGTATCTCTTAACATTTCAGCAATAACATTGTTATAACCGAACTGTTCGTTTAACTTAAGCTTCTCTTCAAATAAACTTTCTTTATCGCTATTCATAGTTTCTAAGTCGTTACGTGCACCAGTTAGATCAGCCGATACTTCACTTTCTAAATACTTTTGTAACTCATCGTTGTTTTGATTTACTGAAACGATCTCTCTATTATTTGCATTAATAGTATCTGTTTTTTCTTTTACGTCTTTAATGATTTCTTCTAATGCTAATATGTTTGTGTCAATAGAATTACCATTAACTTCTACTGTATTTAGAGATGATTGGACTTTTTGAGCTTCACTTCTTGTTTCTGAAATAAGTTTATCTTTGTTAGCTATAGGCTGATCACATGTAGGACACTCATCATTCTTTTCTAGAAACATACCACGTTTTGCAACTGATTTCATTTCTTGTTTTATAGTAGCAATTTCACCTATAACTTTATTCTTTTGTGTTTGTAGTTTTTTTAGTTCATCAATTGCTGTACTAGATTCGAGTGCTAAACTCAATTCACTATTTTGTATTTGAAGTTTCTTTATTCTTTCTCTTGCAGTTGCAATTTGATTTTCATATTTGTTTCTATTCTCTTTGGTAAGAGCAGCGATATCTCTAATATATTTTGCTTGCTGTTCTATTTTACTTTTTACGATATTAGTATCATTACTTATTCTAGTAATGCTTTCTTTTAATATAGAATTTCTTTCTCTTATAATAAGATTCATCTTAGAAAAAATATTAATATCTAGGAGATCTTCAATAACATTCCTACGATGGCCTGCATTCAGTTGCATAAAAGGTATGAAAGAAGATGAACCTAAGACAACTACTTGATGAAAACTTTTATGATTAAGTTTTAATATATTTTGCTCAAGGATCTTCTGATATTCTAATGAATGAGAAGATTGGTTGATCATAGCACCATCTTTCCATATTTCAAATATGTTTGGCTTTATGCCTCTTATGATTTTAAACTGTGCTGCACCTACTGAAAACTCTACTTCAACTACTGCTTGCTTTTGATTTATAGAATTAACTAATTGGTTCTTCATAATTTTACGATGAGGTTTGCCAAACAATGCAAACGATATAGCATCTAACATGGTTGATTTACCAGCACCATTATGACCAACAATAAGTGTTGACTTATCTTTATTCAAAGGTATCTCAGTGAAAGAATTTCCAGAAGATAAAAAGTTCTTATATTTTATAGATTTAAAATTTATCATGCTATTTCAAGTGCCTGTGCTTCTGTCATTAGTTCTCTCATTTGCAGTTTAATCTTGGTCTTATCTAAATCTGTATCTACTGCTTCGACATATGAATCAACAATTTCGCCTGTATCTTCAAATTTCATATTTTCATCTTCAACGTTTTGACCCATAAATTCATTAAAGTTTTCTGCTATTTTTAATTCATAGATATCTTGATTCTGAATGTTATCAATAAATCTATCGAATGTAAATGGATCAGTCTTTTCTGCTACAACAACTTTAACAAACTTTTTAGATAAGTTTTTATTATAGTTATTATAACATACTTCTTTGTCATTGTACACTATTTTTTCAAATAAAGTGTAAGTATTTTGTATTTTTTCTATTTGTCTTGTTTCAGTATCTAAAATATGAAAGTACTTTGTATCATGTGCATCAGACCAAAAGAACTCCATAGGATTACCTAAGTACCATATGTTATCTCTTTTAGATGCTGTATGATAATGACCAGATAATACTTGTTCAAACTTATGAAATAGCTTTGGATCCATACCGCCATGTGCCATGATACCTCTGCCAATTTCAAAGTTAGCTAATTCAAGATGAGCGCCTAGCCAGTCTGCTTTGCAGTCTCTAATAAAATTCATTGATTGGTCGTAGTTATCTGCGCATATCCATGGAAGTAATCCCATATTCAAAGAACCGTATTGCATAACAGTTGGTTCCATAATTATATGGATTTCATTCATATAATGTCCTAGGCATTCTTTTAATGAATTCAATTCATTAGTGTTCTTATAATACGTATCATGGTTGCCTGGTATAATATCCATAACCATATTATTTTTTCTTAAAGGTTCTAAAAACACTCTTCTATTTTGGTTAAGTGCTTTAAAATTTACAAATTTACGGTGATCATAATAATCACCTAGGTGTAATATTTGTTTTATTCCACGTTTTTTACACTCTGGAAAAAATATATTTTTATAAAAATCTTCTGCATTATCTAAAAATATTTCTGAAGAGTTTCGAATTCCGTTATGTGTATCATTGAGTATTGCTATTTTCATTCGTTATTCTCTTTCTTAAATCACTTGTACTAAATCTATGTTCTCTTTTATTAAAGTACAATTCTATATCACGTGCTTTACAAATATCTCTTCCTGTAAAGTCTTTTTCTCTATATTCTTCACCTAGTATGCGTACGTCTATATTTCTCATAGAAAGTATATCTATAAGATCATTTTCGTACATGTATGGAATAACTTCATCTACAAATCTAACTGCAGATAGCTGTGTGTATCTTTCAACTATTGTTTGAACAGGTTTATTTTTTTCTATTCTATCAATAGAAGGATCAATCTGTAAAGCGCATATTAAATATTCACAATGATCCTTTGCTTCTCTTAACATTTCAATATGACCAGCGTGTAATAAATCAAATGTAGATGCTGTAATACCTACCTTCATTGCATAAACACGCTTAAATCTGAATCCGCTAATTTTACTTTGCGTTTCTTTTTTTCTTTCTTAACTATTTCTTTTACTTGATTATCTGTATTACGTACTCTTGCAATTCTATCTTTAAGTGTATCAACAAACCGTGATGCTTGATTAGAAGCTACAGCTTCAGTACCCATGTCAATAAAATTTTCAATACCAGATTTAGCTAAATAATTAAGTTTAATTTCTTGTTGTTTTTTTTCTTTTGATATTCTTCTTAAGAAAGCATACCATGTTATCTGAGTAAAATATGCAAATGCATTTGGTTTACCAGTTCTGGTTGCTGCTTCTAAATTATAGTTGCTAATCGCCTTTAAACAATTTTCAACAGCATCCATAACCATTTCTTCTCTATAAGTATATCTTATAAAGTTTCCTTTATGCGATAAACCTTCAGCTATTTTTAAGAAGCATTGAGCAACATAGTCTGGGACTGTAGGAATTTTAGTTTCATTATCTCGTGCGATTACAACTCTTTCAACATATTCGACTACTGCGCTAGAGAAGTCAGAATTGTTAACATAGTGTATACTTTTTTTGCGTGCCATTATCATAACCTTTATTTTATAGTATTATTATACACTGATTTTACGTAAAAGTACACTGTTTAATTTCTCTCTTAATTAAAAATATAATAGTGTACATTTGTGTGAATATATGGTATAATAAAAGAGTATACGGGGAGAAGGGGATATACTTATTTAATGCAAGCTTGGTTTCTTTTTAAACAACTTGATTATCTTGCCATCGTCTGAGTCTAAAGAATACGGAACTTCTTCAGTAGCACCATATTTATTAGATAAGAAATCATCCATTTCATCATCTGTTAGATCTCTTAGTTCTTCTTGTATTTCATCTAAATTAGCATATGCTTTTCTTTTAGTATTTCTATTTAATTTTAAGTCTTCTTCAATTCTTGTAATGCATGTTTTATAATGTTTTAATATATCTGGAGAAGGATTAGTTGTTACAATTATGTGTGCAGAATTTAAAGTTTGTAAAGACTCTGGATCATCTTGAAAGCACATCCATGGTCTAAAACAAAAGAACCTCCATCCTTTTTGATAGTCTTCTACGCCAACAACTCTTAAGGCTTTTTTAACTAACACATCTCCAGCATCTTCGCCAGTGTCCCATTCCAAGACTTCACATATTATTTCATCATTATTAGTTAGTTTAAATTGTTTTATTTTCATAAATTCACTCTATAAGTTTTATGGTTAAATTTTTCTCTACCGTAAATTCTTAATCTTTCATCTGCATGTAATATACCAAAGTTCTTTTTACTTTTCCAAGTTATGTCATCAATAATATCATAAAGCGTTGCATCTTTATTATCATCTGTTTTTCTTAAACCTCTACCAATACTCTGTAAAACTCTTATCTGTGACTTAGATGGTGATGCAAAGACAATATTATGTAGATTCCTAATATTTATACCTGTACTAAACGTTCCAAGTGATGCAACAGTTATAGAATTCTTTTGTTTTTCTATAATTGCTCTTATGGCTTCTCTATCAGTTGCAGCAGTTTCACCAGATACAAAAAAAGTCTTGCGGCTTTCTTCAACTTCATCTTTAATTAATTGATATAACGGCTTACCATGTTTTTCTACATAGTTGTACAATACTAATGTATTACCTTTTAAATCAAGTGTTAAATTCTTTATGAATGTATTACGTTTAGTATTTGTAACAATAAATTCTATTTCTTCTTGATATGTTTTCTTTCCAAAATCTTTTTTAATGTTTTCGCCATGATCTAATATTATTCTTCGTATCGTAAGCTTAGCTAAAGTATCGTTATCTTGTAATTCTCTTGTACTTGTAACTCTATATACTTTACCAAATAATCCTTGCAACACTAGTTCATGAGTTAATGCACCATCTAATGTTCCGGTTGTGCCAAATCTATATTCAGCCTCTGTACATTTGTTCATTATAGATGTTAACGATTTTGATTTAAATCCATGGCACTCATCACCAAACACTGTACCAAATCTGCTAAACCATTCTGGAAGAAATTTGTATATAGATTGCCATGTACTTATTATAACTCTCTTAGGTGTGTTCTTATCTTTGCCTGAATATATTCTATGGCAATACGTATCAACATCATATCCATAAGTTTTAAAATCATTATACATTTGTTCAACTAACGAAGTAGTTGGAACTATAATTAATATATCATTTTCAAAAGATGTTAACATATAACGCATAAGAACATAGATGATTAACGATTTACCAGAACCAGTAGGAGATAATAATATAGCATTTTTTCTTCCTATTCCTGTACATACTGCGTCAAACTGATAGTCTCTTATTTTAAATGGTAGTTTTAAAGCATCAATAAACTTCATCATAAATTCTGGATTAATTTTGTTTCCTACGCTAGGATCACCATAATCAGATTCCATAACTTTAACTTCGTATTCTCGGCTTTCAGCAAATGAAACTATTTGTGGAAATAAACCTGCTGATATATGACCAGTAATTTGGTTAAAAAGTCTTATTTTTCCATCCCATAATCTATTACGAAATGCTGGCATAAATTTATATCCTGGCACAAAGAAGGAAAAAAACTCTCGCAGTTCTGCTCCTACTCCTCTATCGCATTCTACATATATAGTGGAATGATTTAATTTCCTGATTCGAATTGTTTCCATTTAATTATATTAGAAATTGTTTGATGTCTCCAGTTTAAGTTACTTATAATTTCAGATAAACATTCAACTACAGTTTTCCAATACTGTATCCTTTCTTCTGATTTTTGAATTTCTGGATCACTGTCATAATAATAATCCATTTCTCCTTTTAATACTTTTAAACCATCAAATGGATCTGGTTGCCAACCTTTTTCTTTCATAGTCTCTTGATCCATTTTTCCATTATAATATAACCACTTTTCTTTCAATAGTTTCTTCTGTTCAAACTCAGCACGCCTTAATTCTAATTTTGCGGTTGACCATATTTGCAGATATTTTGCATGTAACTGAGGTGTATTTTTGGAAGTTTCGTCTAATTTTGCATTATTAATAATGCTATCGTTCTGCCACATTTCGTGGACTTTTTTCAAGTCGATCATAATCTCTCCAATAATAATATATATTAACCAGTTACGGAACCAGTTACGTCAAATGAATCTGTAATTGCGCCAGTTGTTGAATTGATAATTTTAATATCAAAATAAGTAAATCTAAATGAAGCACCAAACGTTAAGAAAGATTCAGCACCACTAGTTGCTTGAAACTGAATATCAGTTAAAGCTGTTGGTATACTATCTCTATATACAATTTGTGCAATTGCGTTATTAGAACTATTTAATATTGATAACGTAATATCAGATACTGACGATGGTTTTTGCGTAGCAGATTTAAATCTATCAAGTGCTGATACATTATCTGTATCAAGATTTCTTCTCATCCAGTTATGCATCTCTGTATAAGATTTCATATCTTCATCGATTATTATGTTTGCTAGCATTTCGTTATAAGTAAGTTTATCACCTATAAACGGAATTGCAGATATCTTCTTATAGCCAAGGTCAGCTGTGTTCATAATCACACCAGCGTGAGTGAAGTCCTGGCAAAAGAACTCTAAGTTCGGATAATTTTTTCTATCTATTACTAACTTAAATCCAGTTGGTTGTAGATAGTTGAAGTTGTTTGTTAAGCTCATACCTATATTTATACAAAAAAAAGAGGGACTTTCATCCCTCTTTTAATATTAATTAAATGCTAAGACTAAGCACCTAGAATATTGTCAACTCTAAATACTCTGTAATATTGGTTAGTCTTTACAGCGGCTAGGCCATCAGCAGGTGTTGAACCTACGTATGGGTTTGATGCCATTCCATATCTGGTTTTGAAACCAATTTTTGGTTGGAATGTATCTTCACCAACTGCACGTACCATTGTTAATGGAACGTATGGGCAATAGAATAGACCAGCATCGTATGGGTTAGTACCCTTATATCCAGTTGTAACATAGTTTTCTGTTGCATATGGATCTACGTATACTCTTGTTCTACCGTTCATGATACCAGCAAAAGTATTACCTGTGTCATCAACACTTAAGTTCATTGACATTGCAGGTGTATAGTCTAACATACCAGCTGCGCTAAGAGCAGATGCTACATCAGAAGAACATATAATAAAGTTTCCTTTACCTCTACGTGTCTCTTTTGCAATTGTATTACATTCTCTTTCGATTTGTAATACTAGGCCTTTGAACTTCTCTACTGACCATCTACCATCTGCATCTGTCTGAACGTTAAAAATACCGTTAATAGCAGTGTTAGATTGTAGTGCACCAGTTTTAGCTTGAGAGTTAATAGTTCTGATAACTTCTCTATTGATTTCAGCTAAGATTTCAGTTGACAAGATATTTGCCAATTCTGTCTCAGCGTCTAGACCATGAATAGCTTTAAGGTCTTGAGCTAATTCTAAGCTGTATTCAGCTTTTAATGCTCTTGACTTAGCAGTCACAGTTGCTTTTTCAATAGTGAATCCCATCTCTCTGAAAGCAGTTTCACCGCTTGCGCCGTGTGCTTCAGCTTGGGCAGTTGTCATACCTCTACCAGCTAATGCAGTGACTCTTTGATCGTCAATTGTAGAGTCAGTTGTAATAACTGTTTGACCAGCAGTGGAATCATCTTTGATTCCTAAACCAAGACCAGATACGTTATCTGAATCATGAGTACTACCACTATCACCAGAAAACTTAGTATCGGCTTCGTTAAATAATGCTTCAGTATTTGATGTTGAACCACCACCGTATCTTGACTTCATTGCGAAGATAAGACCAGTTGGGCCTGACATTGGTTGTACACCGCAGATGTCATATGCCATTAAGTTAGGCATAGCACGTCGTACAAGTGCGATTAATACTGGATTCCAGTTTGCTACTGAACCAGTTGCGTTTCCTGGGGCTGCTTCGTTGATCATTCCTTCTTCTCTAAGAGCGATTTCCTGATTTTCAAGTACTGCGGCAGTCACAGCTTTTTTATGGTGATCGGTAATAGTACCAGCTGACTCTTCGTTCAGTACTGGTGCCCATTTCTCAATCAATCTATCGTATGATTGTGTCATTTAAGACTCCCTATTTATTTGCAGTTTTCTTTATTGCTTTAAGATATTGATCCATTGAACTTGATGATTCCGTAATTGGACCATCTTCGTCTTCAGTAATCTCGTCTTGAGTGATAGTTGCCTTAGCAAAATATGATTCTTTTAATTGAGCTACTTTCATTGCGAAAGTTTCTTCGTTATCAAAATCAACGTTTTCTGCTAAACTTTTTAGCTTTTCAATTTGAGTTTCAGCTAAACCTTTGGTTGCCTCTCTAATGATAGACTCCCTTTTATATAACTCTAACTCTTCAGCCATGTGAATAGACTTTTCAGTTGCGTCATTGAGGGTTGCCTCAAGTTCTTCAACAGTCTCAGCAAGTTCGTCAACTACATTAACAGATTCCTCTGGTACATGAATGTGAGACTCAGTGAATAGGTCTTTTAACTTATTCATAAAATCTTCAGCAATTTCAGTTCTTAAACCATTTTGGATTGCTAACTTGTTGTCTTCCATCCAGCCTTCAACTACGTAGTTTAGGTAGCTGTCTACTTTTTCCACAAGTTCCTTTTTAGTACTTTCAATTTCTTCTGAAAGTTCTTCGTTGTACTTCTCTTCTAGTCTATCAATCTCAACATTTATTTTTGAATTGATTGCAGCTTCAAAGATAGTCTCTGCTTTCTGCTTAAACTCTTCAGACAGCGTAGCTTCTTCATTAACAAGTGCTTTAAGATCGTCTTTGAAATCAACTTCAATATGAACTTGATTTTGATCTTGATCCTCAGCAAGTTGGTCTTCGTCACTTACGTAACTTTCACCTTTAAACATTGCAGATAAACCTGCTTTGTCCATTCCTTGCATTTTACCAACCATTGCAGAAATAATTCCTGCTTTAGTTTTAGGCATTGGATCTTGCTTAGTGTTATCACCTTTACGCTTTGGAGCGCTTCCAGTGGCTTCACCTGCCTTGTCGATAGAAACTATTGACTGAGCTTCAGCATTCTTAGGATCGTGAGCTTCCACAACTTCGTCAGTTACTTCGTCATGGAGTTCTTCTTCCTGATTTTCGATAATTTCTTTATCAGTCATTTTAGACTCCTATTTATTATTTTTGAGTAACGAGAGGAAATTCTTAAACTCACGTACTTGTGTCTCATAGAGATCAGCGCGTGGAGCTTTCTTAATTTCAGTCTCCATTCTTTCAATTGTTTGTGCTTCTATAATGCCGTTATTCCAAACCCATTCTACCCCTTCCATAATCCCATTAACAAATGCGCTAGGGGCGGATGGATCTTGCACGATGTCTACCGCGTTTAGAATATAATCGTCATTGACGACTGCGACGCCATTACGCTGGCTCAAACTTCCCATACCACGAGTCGATACACCAAATTGAACTTCGCCATCGAGTAAGCCTTTAACAACTTCTCCCATAGGGGTGTTCAGTATCGATGCTTTGCCCACAATATCATTACCCTGAAATTTTAATTCAGTGATCTTGTGGGAAACTTTATCTAAGTTAACAGTTGGTCCTTCCGGATGATTTAACTCTCCAACTGCTCTTCCTTTACTAACCTGATCGTTATTATATTTGCCAAGTGCTTTTTCCATCACTGGCATTGGATATATACGTCCGTTACGATTCTTTGTTTCTGCCTGTGCAAACACACCTTCAATGGCATAATTTTTTTTACCAGTTTTTTTATCCTCAGTAATTAAAAATTCTAGCTCATTTTCTGCGAATTCTGATATTAATTTCATATTAACCTCTTGGGTATGCTATTTTAGTTACATGCGTTGTTGTTACACCGGTGTGTATTAGATCAAATTTATTTTTATGTATTACTATAGCTTGATTTTCATGCATTTGAAAAACACCACCAGTTGTTACATTAGTTATGACATCATCAGCTAGAGCAACTATATAAAGTACTTGTGCATTTCCAACATCTGATTTATTTCCAGCGCCATTGATGTTATTTACTTTAGGGGCTAAAGGTATTATTTCCATTACTTCGTTCCTTTATATTGTTTCATAAATTCTATTGCAGCCTTTTCGGCTTCACGCTGTGAGTTGTAAGAATCTAGTCTGTCACCATCAATATAAACAACAAACTTGTTTTTTTCGTTATTAATTCTAACAGGAACTCTATTAATTCTTTTGTCAAAGACAACTTTCCCAATAGCTTTTCTTCCAGTTAGTTCTCTTAATTGTGAAAATGTGTTCATGTTAATTATATTTATACTTTTTATGTTTTACACTGCAGCTTCATCTTCAAGCTCTTCTTCGTCTTCTTCATCATCTTCAAGATCTTCTTCGTCTTCTTCATCATCTTCTTCTGTATCAGCATCGTTATATACGGCATCAGCCATTTTAACTTTTTCTTGATCTAATAAATCAGACATTTTGATAGTCATAATTTCACCAAATACTTTATTTGCATTATTATAATCTTTATCTAAAGAAGCTTTTATCAAATCTTGTATATGATTGCTTCCAAATCCTTTTTCTTCTTGATCTGTATTTTCCACGTTTTCGACATTATCCATTATACTTCTCCTTGGTCTCCGTCTGGTTCTTGCGCTTGCATAGCAGCAATTTCTTTATCCATATTCGCAATAGTATCATCATCCATTAAAAGAATATTCTTCTGTACCCATGCCTTAGAGAAGTATTCTCCAACATATTGCGTTACTTGATCTAAACTTTGTATTTTTTCTCTTAATAATTCTGCTTCTTTTAATTCAGTGAAATGATTATCTCTTGAATACGTAATAGTTAATTTGTTTTTCCAAGTATTCCAATCATCTTCAGTAATAATATTCTTTAATATTAATTGTTTCTTTAAAATATCATAGAACATGTTCGCAAATCTATTTCTTAATCTATCAATAAATTTCTGAAACTTAAGTTCGTCTCTACTTATTTCAGTAGCTCTACCTAATGAGAACTGCTGCTCTTGTTCTAGTCTATTCATTGGAACATTAAGTGATCTATATAACCTCTTTTGAAAATATATAATATCTTCAATTTGTCCTAAGTTTTCTCCACCAGGCAAAGTCGATATTTCAGTACCTCTTCCGCCTTCTCTCCTTGGTAACCAAAAATCTTCGAGCATTGACATGTGTTTACGATCATCACGTATTTCACCTGTTTTGGCATCATAAACTAATTTGTTACGGTACTTAGCCATAATATCTTTCATATATTGTTCAGCTTTACCTCTAGGCAAATTACCTACATCAATATAAAACATTCTTCTTTCAGGTGCTCTAGCTAATCTGTAAATTACTAAAGAGTCTTCCATCATTCTTAACTGCGTTATAGGCTTAAGCGCCTTATGCAAATAAGAAACTACTTTTTTACGTGTTTCATCTAATAGACCAGAAGTAATATAACTTACTGAATCTACAGTCATTTTAATTCCTGCATTTTGTGCACCAGGCTTTTCCTGGAATATATAAAACTCATCTACTTTTTCAATAAGTTTTGCACCAGTAAGTGGATCTTTCTTACTTACCACTTGTTTTACTTTTCGCATCTTAGCAGAATCCATATATCTTATTTCTTGAATACCAGCTGATAAGTTGCTTTCATCAACAACTAAGTGGTGATATAATCTTCCATCAATATACCATCTTCTAAAGATATCGTGACCGAGCTCTTTAAAGTTTAACATGTTATATATTTTTTCGAATTCTTCTGTAATCTGTTTTTTAATACTTGTACTTAATGGAGCGTTATCTAAATTAATAGAAACAGAAGGAGCTATTTCATTAGCTGTAATAGATTCGCTTATAATATCTTCAATCGCTGCATCAGTTTCTGGATGCATAGCACTTCCTCTATATTTTAATATAAGTTGGGCAATGTCTTTAGAATCATCACCGTCCATATTAATATAATGACCATAGTGTGAACCTGCTGAACTTGAAGTAACGTATCCAGCACCATCATCGTCTCGTGGCGGAACAGGTGACTGAAGAGCTTTTTTATCTTTAGCTCTTGTTATCTCAAAACCAAATAATTTAATTGTATTTTCTGCCATTTAAAATTCCTTTATAGTGAGGAGAGCAAAGGCTGCTCTCCTACTATTTATACCTTAACTAGTAGTGTCAGTATCGTAGTACTGGTATGCAAATGTTACTGTAAATCTTTCGATTTCATCATTTGATGCATAACTTAGTTCGATTGGTGACATTTCTTGTGGATATGAACCTCTAAAAGTGTACTTTTTAAGAACGTCTCCCGACCTGTCAAGTTGTTCGACAAAGAGGTCTGCCTCATAAGCAACAGGTGTTGAAAGACCAGTATTTGCAGAGTGTGCATTCATACCGTTCATCCATCTTTCCATCGCATTTTTGATAGCAAAATCTGTATCGTTTATTATTGTAACTGTCCAAACGTCAAACGTTCTATCACCAGCCATTTTTAATTGTCTACCACGAAATGGTACCACAATCTGGCCAAGTGTTGATCCTGGTAACTGAGCTGTCTCACATAAGAAAGAAGTCAGTTCAGCATCTCCGTTTGCATAACCTGGAAAGTTTATTGTAGCCTTGAAGAGGTTAGGACGTGCCCCACCACCTCTAAGCTTTGATTTAAAATCATCTACGCCTAATACTGCCATTTTTTACCTCCTATACCGTACCAACGACTTCTTCAAAGTCGACACCAGTTCTTACAGCCACAAAGTTTAATGTGACGTAATTAATTGATCTAGCCGGCTTAATGAAGATGCTTGCGATAAATTCGTTTCTATCTATAACTGCAGCTGTATTATTTGTAGCATCTGCAACTACTCTAAAATCGGTTATACCACGTCTACCTTTTACTTCACGCAATACTGGTTCAACAATATTGACAAACTCAGCTCTTGTAAATTCATCGTTGAATTCAAAGAGTACTTGCTCTGCTGCTCTTCCAATTGCTCTTTCTAATACTAAGAACAATCTTCTGACATTGATTCTATCAAATGCAGATGGTCTTGCGAGTTTAGTTTTATCACCGAATAATATTACGCCTGCTCCAGGAATATTTGCAATAGGATTAACACCTGCTTTATACAAAGTATCTCTTTGTGGTTTAGTAGGAGTAAATGATATTGATGTTATTCCTAAATACTGGCCTCTACGTGAACCAGCTGGTGAAAACCAAGGTGCTCTATTTAAATCAGTAGCAGCCATGATACCAGCAGTAGAAGATGCAGCAGGTATTTCAATATATTGATCGTTGTATTTATCGTAAATTTTTAAATAGTTTCCGTCCATTACTAAGTAAGATGACTTAGTGAATGTGTCAGCTGTTGCAACTATATTTGTTACGATATCAGATGCAGAAGTTACGTTTACAATATCACTTTGCGTTGGTGAAGCTACAACTACACAATCTTTTCTTAGTGATTGAGCAGTAGCTACTAAATCGTTAACGATTGTTGTATTCGCTGATCTTAAAGTCGTTTTAGGCGCTATTAAGAAATCGATTTCAACTTGATCTTTATCTTCGAATAAATCGTATCCGGCTAATGTATTTGCAACTGTAATATTTGCAACATCAACGCCTGATCCAAAGTTATAGTCTATATCGGTATTAAGAGTTCCAGTTACTTTAGTGAAATTATCTCCACTATCAATTGCTGATCCTGCTGCTGCCTTTGAAGTAAGAGTACTTTTCATATCAGAATCAAAATCAATTAACCAAACATATTTTGATTTGTCGTTGATAACGTCTTTTATGAAATTAGTAGTACCATCAGTATTCTTAGCATTAGAACCAACAGATAAGAACGCGTATCTTTCTAGAAGTGTACCTTGTGTTCCAGTAAACTTTCCAGTTTTATCAATGATTGCAACGTGTACTTCGTCGTTCGTTGCGATATTTTTAGTAGCAAAATTAGATGTTCCTGGAGCAGCATCAAAATCATTTTTATACGCCCATGTTCCAAATGCAGAATCTCCTGCAGAGTGTGGACACATTGAAACTTGTAAACTGTTTCCTAGAGCTCCTGGGTATTTTGCTACAAACGTATGTAGATCTGAATCCAAACCAGATTGTTGACTTAAAAAATGTGTTTCATTTTTCACTACTTCTGCAGGTGGATTAGCTGCAGCAGTTTGACCAGTTGTTGATACTGCGTTTTTAGCAGTGGTATCAATAACTCTTACTGTTTGAAGTGCATTCGAATACTTCAAAAAGAAATTAGCTTGGTGAAATGAAAATGTGGTTGCTGAATCTGGTGAGCCGAATTTCTCAACTAGTTCTGCTTCTGAACTGATTTTAACTCTTTCCTCAACAGTTCCCCACCTTGAATTTATTACGATTGCGCCTGTAGTTGACTGTACGTTTGGAACGCCACCAGTCAGGTCTATCTCTTTGACAACAACCGCAGGGCTTTCTGACGGTGTACCTAGTGCCATTTGTATTTTCCTTTTATTATACGATTATCATGATAAGAATATTCAATTGTTACTAACCATTATTTATAATATTACAAGTCTCTATCATGTTCTATAGCCCATGGATGATCTTCTGTTGGTTCGATCCTTTGTGTTTCAGACCAACCATCATTAATATATCCAAAAGGTACTATGTCATCTTCTATTTCTTTTAATTTTTGCTTAAATATCATTTCTTTAATATTAATATCAGATAAATTAGAGAAGTAAGCTGATGATATAAAGTAACCAAACATAACTAAGTTCATAACTAAATCATCATGGTTACCAACTGCAGCTTGATAAGTTTGGCCTTTAGCCTCAAATGTTGATATCTCTAATATTGTTTGTTCATCTACTACTGTTAACTTATTATTTTCTAATAAATCTTTAAGCGCACTACACCCTAGTCTTTTTGTTTTCCTATTAATATCTATACCTACTGCATTTGCCTTAATCGCAGATTCAACGTGTACATTCTCATATTCTAAATCGTAGTATAAACCATTACATACGACTGAACCTTGATCATTTGATTCAATAATGCAATATGCTTCATTGTAGACATTCGCGTACTTATATATAATATTAGGGAAGAGTAAAGGCGAGATAGTATTATTGCGGTACACAGCCACCTGCTCGAAAGGGCGCTGGCTAATGTCGATTATGGAAAAAGAAGAATAGTCCTGGCCTCTTCCTTTCGAAACATCAGCAACTAAAAGATATTCATGACTTTTTATTGGCTGCGTGTATATTAAACAGTCTCCACCTTCTAAATATTTATCTGCAGGTTTTGCTCGTAAGTTTAATAATGTTTGAGCATTCACTAATGTGTTACCAGTTCCAAAAAATGTGTTACCAAACTCCTGATCAAACTGTATTTGCGACGTATTGTTTATAGTTTCTTCTTTCCATTTTTCATTACGTCCTGGAACATCGTTCCAATCAACTCTAAAATTTTTATATTCATTTACTCCTTGGATAGATCCTTCCCATATCTTATGAAAGGTATTTCCTATTCCGTTTGCAGTAGATGTTACTATAATTTTTGTATCGCCACCAGATGAAACCACTGGATAAGTTGATGTATAAAATTCTGCAGCACGTTCTACAAAAGCAAACTCATCTAAATACAATAAGTTTATAGAAAGACCACGAATAGATGATCCTGTAGTGGCTGCTGCAATTATTCTACTATTATTACTAAAATCTATATTTGATTTATTAAGAGCTTTACAACCAGGCTGTAAAAAGAAAGGAATGTTTTCAAGCATAATAGTTATCCTTGCCAACATTTCTCTAGCAGTTGCGCCTTTGTTAGCTAAAACTGCAATAGATTTTTCTGATTGAAATAACGCAAACCATAATAAGTAACCACAAGCTGATATAGATTTTCCAGATTGCCTACATGCTAATACAATATTAAATCGATGACTTTGAAACTGTTTAAACATCTTCTTTTGATAAGGGTATAATTCGAATGGTACTAAACCTTTATCTAGTGAAATAATCTTTGCATATTTTTCTACAAAGTACGTTGGACTTTTCATGCACTTAGCGTATTCAAGTATTTGCTCTTCACTAAAATTAGAAACAATACCGTCTTTTTTTATATTAGGATTACCTAAATAGTTTTCATTCCGATTTTGGAGTGACATTCACTATTTCCGATTCATTCTTTAGTAGCTTTTGAAGCTCAGTTGTGGAACCAACAAAAAGATTATTAGTTGTATTTGCAACCTTTTTAACATCATCAGTTTTATCTATTTCTTTTTTCTTCTTATTTAGATCCATAAGTCTATCATTTACATCTGAAATATTTTTAATCATTCCTGATAATACTTCAAATGCTCGAGGATGTTCACTTTCGCGCGCAACCTCAATCATTAATTCTAAACTTTGTTTGCCTTTTTCCACGAGCTCATAATATGTATCTCTTGAATACTTGTAATCATTATCAATGTTCTTTTCTTCTGGAGGAAAGAACTTTTCCATATCTTTTTTACTCATTTAATATAACTAACTCACGGTTTTTCATATGTTCTTCTTCTATATCAGATTTTGCTTGGCCGTAGTATCTTACAGCATGGTGTTTATCAACTAAATAATCGTTAATAGATTTATCAGCATAATTAGTTGTTCTCCATAACTCACCTAAAATCCTACCAAATTTTCCTTCAGCATCTTTTTGCGTTTTAAGTGTAATGCCGGCTTCATCATCTAACATGCCAGTTAGAAACTTCTTAGCAGCCAATCCATATTTTTTTTCTTCAAGATCTCTAGTTCTTGATTCTGGAGTATCAATAGCATATAATCTTATTCGTTCTTTCTTTAACCATACGCCAAATCCTAAATCAATGTCAACATCGACTGTATCACCATCAATTATCTTTACTACTTTACATCTGTATTCATACATGTTTAACTCACACTATCTAAAATATTGGTTGAAAATCCAAAAGTACTATCATCAAGCCCTACAATGTTTGAAGGATTAGGTGTAACAACTATTGTTTCTAATCCTATATCAGAATCATTAAGACCTGCTTTAATATCAAATACTTTCGCTTTAACATCACGTATGATGCTTGTGTCTGAGATCGGACCATGAAAACTTATTTTCATTTCAAAGTCCAAGCTATAAATTATTGTTCTTCTTTGTTCAATCGCTCCTTCAAAATCATCAGAAAAAGAAACACCTTGTATAATAACTTGTACGTCTTCTTTAAAATCTGGAAATTCTACAGCAAATGGTTTTATAGTCAACGCATATTGTGGATTAAACGTTGGTATTATTTGTTCTACAATTTGTAATGCGTCATCTTGTGATTTAGCATATGCATTTAATTGAAAATTTATTGTATATGGTACAGGGGTAAAAAACTTTTGTCTTTTAGTTGTATCACCTGTTGAAGAAGTTGTAGTAAAGTTTCCAACTTTAGTTAATTGTCTAGATGGATCATAAGCAATAGAAACAATTTCAAAAGATAATCTAGGAAGTTTTATTGCAACCTGTGTATCTTCAGTTAAGTTTGGATTTTCTCTAATTCTTTCTAAATACTTTGATTTAGGCGCATAAGATAACGGAACTTTAAGTTGACTTATTACAGCCCCTGTTGAATTTTTTCTAATAACATATAAGTTATTAAATAATCTACCAAACAAAGCAACAGCTTTTTTAGTTTTAGAATGATAAAAGTGTCCACCAAACATTAGTTATTACTCACATCGCCGAATGGATTAGATTCACTAAAATCAATGAAATCTGCTCCGGTTGAAAAATCGTCGTTTTGTTCATTGTTAGATAATTGATTATCTTCTACTACTAAAGTAATTACTCCACCAGCGCCAGTAGTTAATCCAACAACTTTCTTTCCTGTTGCAAATGTATGATACTTTCCATCATCAGCTCCTGCATGAATGATATGAATTTTATCATCTGAATCAGAATATTTAGCAACTTCACCTCTCATAACAGTAGTACCACTTACAGACGTTATAGTTTCACCTACTTTAAATAACGTAGGTGACGGACTAGCGAAAACAAATGTTGGATTGACATAACCACTACCTGGATTTGTTATAGATGCTCCGTTTATTTCACCACTATTACTATCAATAGTAACTGTTACTGCAGCACCGTTACCACTTGAATCAACTACTACCACACCAGGGATTGCATAATAGCCATTACCGCTATCAGCAATTGATATAGCAGATAACGCGCCTGAATTTAATGTTGCTGTTAGTTGTGCACTATCTCTTGTATTATTAAGACTAAGAATATATTTGTAAGCGTACTTAGCATCTAGATTATCAAGTTCATCAACGCCTGTGTTAATATTTTCTCCAGTATATTCGTAAAGCTGACATCTCATTTTGAATACTGGCAAATTACTTAATTGATAAAAAGGTTGTTCATGTTCTACATGTGATATTTGAAAAAAAGATTTACTTAAAGGCAGATATATTATATCGCCTTCTGCTGGTCTATCTATTGTGATTTCATTATCATATCTTGAAACAGTATCTGACCATCTTCTTCTTGATACTACAAATGTAGCTTCATCACGTATTTCTACTCCAAATCTTGTAAATAGATCTCCTTCACCTTCAAAGCCTTCTGTATTTTCAATATACATTTCTAGCATATAAGATGAATTAAAACTTGAAACTGGGTCGGCACCAAATATAGTGTCCTCATTTACAATATCACGTGGTAAATAATACACGTCTTGGCCATAAGTCTTTAATGCCTCAATGACTATATCTTCATAGAGGTTTTGCTCTGACTTTACTTTTTGACTGAAGTATAAACTGGTTGCCATATTATCCTACAAAAAAGTCTGGTGGAAATTCGTGTTCTGATCTTATATTTTCTCTAAGAGTAGCTATCTCTGCAGTAGCATCATCATATATCTGTCTTCCATTCAAAATAACTCCTCCAGGTAATTGCATTCCTTCAAACTTAATTAAGTTCTGGCCCCACTGCTGTTTAATTAACGCAGTAGTATATTCTTTTACAAACATATCATTGAATATAGAAGTATGATCACTATCGCTAACTTCTGTATAAACTTCAGCTACAATATAATCGCCTGCTATAATGTCTTTATCAGCAAAATCACCAAATACATAAAGTCTATTTTGTCTTCTTGAGAACTGAACTTGAGGCGCGCCATTTAATTTCATATCTAGTGTTGAGAGATACTGTTGCATTTGTTCGTAGTATGCTAAGTCACCAGCAAAGTTCATTAAATCATGAATATTATTCAACATCATTTGATATTTTATATCAAACATACCGCTGCCTCCAACAATACCACCTGCAACAGGAAACATTTTTGAAATAAATATAATATTTGTTGCTATAGGTATGTACTGATTCGTGACATCCGTAGCTGTAACTAAATGCTTAAGATACGTTCTTACAGTTGCATCAGAATGAAATTCTCTGTAATACTGTAACGATTCGTCTATACGATCTTCCACTTGATCTTCATCAATATTGACTTCGATAACTGGTTCGCCTAAACGTCTTTTGCAATAGTCGGCTAGAGTGCCTCGTGAATTAGGAGCTGCCATTTTATATTCCTTTTACACTATTTATAGTATTAAGCGTATGGACTAGTACCTAAAACTGAAGTATTCCATGCAGCTTTTAACGCAGCAATATCGGCAGCATTATCAATTGCAGACGCAGCAGGTGCATTTCTTAGTGCAACTTTCTTTGTAACACTTGTGACTTTAGCGTCTGAATCAGCACTTTCTAAAGCTTTCATATATATTACATCTTCTGCAACAAGCAATGGAGCTCTTACTTCTCTTATCTTTTCTTTAAATATTACTTTTGCTCCAGCAATGTCTTCAGTGATAGCTGTTTGTGCGCTATCAAATATCCATGCATTTCGAAAATGCCTGTCTGGTACTGATGCTGGTGCAATTGCAATTACACCGTCTTTGTCTTGAATCATTGTAGTCATTTCTCTCTCCTTATGCTACTTTTTGTTCTTGATTAATCTTCCATGAATTACGCCATGCTCTATGGCTTGGAAGGTTTTTCTTTTTACAAATTACTAATCTTTTACGATTTGATTTATCATAATCTTTCCAGACGTGTTCTGGAATATCTTTCATTATTAAATATTCAATTGCTTCTTCTTCGGTCATCTTACCAACTGGTTGCGTATTATGCAAAAGATAACCTCTTGTATGTTTCTTAAAATCTGGTTGTGCTTCATCTTTTTTTAGTTCCCAATAAGACTCTACTGGTGGTAGTATTCCACCTTGCATTGCGCATGCTAACCAGTTAGGATCTGGTATCGTAATCTTTGCTGGTTCATCAGGTTCGTTCGGATCTTCCCAAACAACTCTGTAATCGGTTTGTATAGGCTCAAGTTTTTGTTTTGCCCAGTTTAATCGGTCCCATAAATGTGTACCTTTAAATTCAGGTGTTTCAATTATCATATTTTTTCTCCATTATTAATCATGCTAAATCTCCGTGTATTAGGATGCTCTTATCTGTATCTCTTGCAGTACCTCCAGTATTGACAGATGACAATGTTGATGTCGTTGTTGTGTTAGCGAAATCAGGTACAATTTGTACAGTTACTCCCTCTGTATTATGGTCAGATAATGCTTGCGTAGAAAAGTTTATATTGCTCATAGCAGTCGTAAAGGTAAATGTTTCTACTCCTGTACCTCTATCTGCGACACTTGCCACATTAAAGCTATCAGCTAAAGCAGGTGTGCCAACACCAGAAGTATTAGCCCAAACCTTCGCCAACCCCTGCTGTAAGTTTGTATTATTCGAACCTTCACCACGAACATTAATCGAGTTTGCAGATGCTCTACCTTGTATAGTATCTATAACTAATGTACTCATGCTAAGTCTCCAAATCTAGCAACACTAAAGGATGTATCTCTGTATGCACTACCAGCTTCATCATAAGTTCCAGTTCTACTTAAAGCAGTAGTATAGTGACTAGATTCGTACCAGTTAGTATTAGCAAAAGTTCTAATACCACCTGCAGCACCACAACTAGCAGCACTTACATAGTTAGCTGCCGTAAAGTTATTTGTAAAATTATGTACAAATTGTCCTGCACTTACGTCTGTATCAGAAGAATTATTAAATGAATCAACCGTTGCTTGAGCCACAACAGTACCCCAAGTCTTCGCTAACCCTTGTTGTAAATTAGTTGTGGCATTTCCTTCGCCTTGTATAGTAACCTGGCCAGCATTTGATATAATCATAGAGGTTGTATCAGAGTCATACTTAAGATTTGTAACTTCAATATTTGTTCCTACGATTGTACTCATGCTAAATCTCCTGTATACATTAATTCTACATCTTGACAGTCTGCTAGTGTTCCATTTGAATTAATTGCTACAGCAACCAACTGAAGTGCTGTTGTTTTAGCTGCATGATTTGATCCACTTCTTTCATAATTATTACCACCTGACCATGCTGAACTTGCCATACAATAATTAATTGAAGCAAAATTAGTTGTTCTTGTAACAGTTACTTTTCCTGTAGCAGCATCTGCAATAGATGAAGTATTAAAACTATCGTCTACACTATTTTCTGTATTTAAATCTAAATGACACCATTGTTTTACCAACCCTTGCTTTAGATTTGTTGTGGCATTTCCTTCGCCTTTAACTAAAGTTACATCGAGCGCATCACCACTATTAATCGTAATAGTATTTCCGCCTCTTGCTGCAATCTTATTTACATTAATTTGGCCGGTCATGCAAGATCTCCTGCTATTACACAGGTAACTTCTGCATTATCTGTAGCACTACTGTTAACAGAAAAAGACCTTAGTTCTCGTACTGTAGTTGACCTTAATCTCAATCCTAGCATTCTATTACCTCCATCTTGACTGTTTTCACCACTTCCACCACCTGTAGCGTAATCAGAATTAGCCATATTACTAGCAAAGGTTACTGTATACATACCAGTGTTATTATCAGCAAGACTAGATACGTTAAATGAGTCACGACTTGCTATAGTTCCTGTGCCATTAAAGTTAATCCAAGATTTATTTAACCCTTGTTGTAAATTAGTTGTACCGGTACCTTCACCTTTAACAGTGATATTACCAGAATTTATAGTCATATTATTTGCAGCCGTCTGACCTTCTAAAGTGTTAGTCTTAATCTTATACTGGCCTGCAACGTTTTTAATCTCATCTACTTTTATTTGACTTGGCATTATCTTACTAGCCTTTAATTTTCATAATTGTTAAACATAAATCAGTACTTTTATAAATTGATGTCATGCTATCTCCTGCAATAAATGATATGAACCTGCTGTATACACATCTCCAGTTGGCATGTCATTAGAATTTCTATAATAACCTGCATTATTACCATTTCTAAAACCAACAACTTGTCCTGCATCTAAGTAAAAAGATGTAGATTGATCGACATTTCTGCTAGCACTCCAAGTAAAAGTATACTGGTCTGTGCCATCAACATTTAATCTATAATCAGTAGATATACTTGTAGATGCTACAATTGTTTTCATATGTATTTGATAAATGCCACTAACTGGAGCTGTATATTTATAAGTTGTTGTGTTATAATCAGCATTACCAGTACCTTTGTGCTGATAAACTGCATTAAAAGGTAAATAATCACCAGTACTTCCTGTAACATAACCAGAAGAACCTTTGGCATAGACAAACACATAACTTGATGACTTTAAAGATACCACACCGCCACTACTAACAGTCATTGCTGAAGTTCCATTAGAGTGTGTTATGTTTTCTACTGCTAAAGTACTCATACGACTACCAACCTTCCTCCACTGTTTACTGTCAGTGTTACTCCACTCGCAACCGTAATTGGTCCTGCTATCATGGCGTTCTCTGTAGCCTCGATAATCGTGTTTGCAGTTACAGTTTTCAGTGTAATTTTAAATCCTATACCTTTTCCTATTCTACTTAATGCCATTATGCTAAATCTCCATCTATACTTGTATCAAACTGAGGACTGTCTTTAGCATTTCCGTTATTATGATAATTAACAGAGCCAGTTCTATATATTGTTGTAGTTCTTGCTGAATCAGATCTAAAAAAACCTATTTGGCCCCAAGCTGCAACATATAATGAACCTATCGTATTTGCATAATGCGCATTGGCCATAGGATTTGTTAGAGAATTAGTGAAATCTCCTACGCCATTATCTGTAATTGATGCAGCATTGAACGAATCATTAACTGCGCCAGTGCCCATATGTACAGAAATCCAATGATTACTTAACCCCTGCTGTAAACTAGTTGTAGCGGTACCTTCACCTTGTATAATTATAGATCCTGCTGTGTCAATTCCACTTAACTGATTGACCTTAACGTTATTGCCACCTGCGGTATTTTTAAACTTATCAGCAAATATTGTACTCATGCTAAATCTCCACTTACCTTAACTCCACAATCTCTGTCTACATAAGCAGAACCAGTATATATATTAAATTGAAATGAACCAGTAGCAAGGGATTGAGCCATACAAGTGTTAGCTTCCCCTTGATTTTCCATGCCCGTAAGAGAATATCCAGCATTTGCCATATCATTGTTAATAAAGAAAGTTGTTCTTCCTGCAGCATCATCTCTAACACTACTAACATTAAAAGAATCTAAAACGGTAACAGACAAGTCTATTCCTGCCCACATCTTAATTAATCCTTGCTGTAAACTAGTTGTAGCGGTACCTTCACCCTGTACAGTTATAGAAGTTCCACCTAAAATTTTATTGAGCGTAATATTGCCTGTACTTGCATCAAGTGATATAACATCACTATCACTGTTAGGTATCTGAATTTTATTTACTTTTAATGTGCTTACCATTTGAACCTACGGTTTTGTTGGCCAATTAATATTACTTAGTGCGTCATCACTTGGCGTTTGACTTGTTATATCTCTAAGAGCTTGTCTATATGCTGCCCAGGCATCTGACATTGTAACATCAGAATTTCCCATATAATCAGTGTCAATTAAGAGTACATTACGTTTATCTCTAATTGTTTCCATTCTTCGTGCAGGAGCAGAGTCTGTCCATGCTTGTTCTTCTGTGTCTCTTGCTGTTTCTTCTTCTGCAGTAAACTGGATTCTGTCTCCATTTACCATCTTAAATCTTGGCATTTTTATCTCCTATTTAATTCCATATAATTTTACTGTGCCAGCAGCAATGTTTCCGCTCGCAAAATACAATCTTATTCCGCTCATTACGTTTCCTACATAAGCAGGTTTTTGAATTCCTCCAAATGATAAATGGTCATGGTTCGCGCTGCCAGAAAGTCCATTACAACTACCAGCTGCAGAAGTAGGTCTAGTAGATGAGTTTCTATTGTATATATGAAACCCTCCAGTTATTCCCTCGCCAGCTGCATTTCCAGTACCATATCTCTCAAATCTGATAAATATATCGTCTCCTTCAGAAACTGAAGGTGAAGAACCTTTAGTAACAACTTCAAAACCAAAATGGTTGGCAGTTATTAAGGTACCGCCTACAAACATTTTAGCAAAAAATTGAATATTGTCATTTGCCGCCACTGCGTCAAAGCTTATATAATAGGTGTCATAAGTTTCACTAAATCCTGTAATATCAAATTGTGCAACGTTAGTTCCTACACTTTCTGATATCTTGCTCATGGCCAGTCCGTTGCCAGATACATTGCCATCTGACGCTATAGTAAAAGCCGTGGTGTCAGAATCAAACATAATGTTCTGTGTTTCGATATTTGTTACTACTAATCTACTCATTATTTTACTACTCCATAAATTGTAACAAATCCGCTTGCTATATTATGTGTACCATCATCAAAAAAGAACTTTAATCCATTAAGAACTTTTGCTCTTTGTGTAGATTTATAAGCACCGCCAAATACCTGATGAGTAGGAACTGGATCAGTAGTAAAGCTAGTTGAATGACCAGATATACATGCAGCTCTTGTAGTTGAGTTAACATTAAATAAAGTGAACTCTCCAGATATACCTTCTCCAGCTCCATTACCAATATTGTATTTATTATGAACACACATAACATTTGTGCTATCACTAACTCTAGTGCTACCTCCATCTAAAGGAAAACATTCAAATCCGTAATTACTACCGGTATCAACTGTACCACCTACTACTGCTTGATTATATAAAGTAGCTGTTTCGCCTGCAGCTATTAAATCATATACAAATTTATATGTATCATAAGTAGAATTAATATAAGTTGAATTAACAATAAACTCTGCTACATTTGTAATATTAAACGTAGCTAATTTAACAATTGCACCAACATTGTCACCACTAACAGTTCCACTGAAAGTGACATTTTTTGGAATCGTAATATTACCACTAGTGTCAAAGCTCATAGTATCACTATCGAGTCCAGTTCCTCTAATTTTATCTACTTTTAAAATACTTGCCATTATACTATACTCAAGTTACCTTGTAATGTTAATGTTTGACCACTATCAATTGAAAGAGGTCCTGCAACCATTGCATTTTTATCTGCAGCAATTGTTATGCTTGTGTCTAAGTTACTGTCATTCAAGCGAAAGACAACATTTGATCCTGTCGGAAATGTCTTTTCCGTAAGAAAACCAGATTTAGCAGTCTCTCTCGCTCTAGTCATTATCTACTTGGCCATGTTACAGATGAAGCAACTAAGTCGCCTAATGCATCTGTAGTAGGCGATGCGCCTGCAGGTAAGTCTCTTAATGCTTGCATATAAGTTGCGAGTTCACTAGCTACAGCTTCACCTTTGGAATGCGCTTTAGTTACTTCCCAATCAAGTCCTGCGAGCTTAGCATCTCTTTCAACTCTTAAGAGTCTTGCTGCTTCTGCATTATCCATAGCTGTAATTTTTGTAGTAATTTCTGACTCAGATGGAGCAGTTTGACTTGCGTCTAACCATTCTAATCCTGAGAATTCATTACCTCTTAGTACCCATTCTGCGCCTGGCTTTAAAGCAGATAAGGCGCCGGCGATATCGTATTTCATTTAAGTTCTCCTTTAATATGACTATTTATACTTGTTATCATACTTTAATTTCCATTACAGTTTTTGTTTTATTAAGCTGCAATCTCCTGAAGTATGATTGTACTGTCGACACCGTAAACTTGAACATATACAGATGAAGCATTACTAGCTGATTTAAATTGAGTTTTATAAGTTGTAGAAGTGGTTGTGTTTGGAGTATCTAATATACTTGCACCAACTGTTCCAATACTCATAGTTGCAGCAGTACCAGTTCCATTGTCGCCTCCAGCTCTTTTTGCCATTGCAGATATAGAAGTAGAACCTCTAAAAATTTGTATTTCACAACCTGCTGCAGCAGAACCATCTTTGTAAACACCATTTTGCAAAACGGTCACTAATATTTTATTACTAGCTGAAGTTGGAGTAATAGTACCAGTTAATCCAGTATCTATCAAAGTGCCACTAGTGCTAGTTACTTGTGTAGTGTGTTTGGCCGTAATTGTCTGCACTACACTACCTGTAGGTAAGTTTGCTATTGTCATTGCTGATGTGACTGAAGTCAATGGTAGTTCATCTAAGTCAACTAATCTTGGTTTTGCTCTTTGTATTGGCATTATGCTAGGTCTCCTGCTACTTGTAACATTGTTGGGTCACTATCAGCAAAGGAAGCGTTATTAGCATAAATAACAGTATTAACTTTTGATGTATCTGAAGTACCTTTAGTAATACCCATATATCTACCACTAGATCCTATATCACCAGTAACACTTATTGAATAATGTGCGTTGGCCATTGTATTTGTGAATGTTGAAGTGTAACGAGCTACTCCAACATCTACAATCCCACTAATACCAAATGAATCATTAGTAGTCAATGTACTTGCATCTCCATCTAACCTGTTCCACGCTTTAATTAATCCTTGTTGTAAATTAGTTGTGGCATTTCCTTCGCCTTGTACAGTAGTTGTACCTGTTTTTATAGTTAAATTACCACCACTACTAACAGTCATAGCACTTGTTCCGTTTTGATGTTGTAATTCTGTAAGTCCTAGTATTCCTGCCATTATATCACCGTAAAGTTTCCGTTAACTGTTATGTTAACACCTGAGTCTATTGTTATTGGTCCTATCACCGATGCGTTCTTTCCCGAATCCACTGTAATACTACTTATAATATTTTGTGTGTTAACTCGTATTGGTACATTATTTATTACTATTGATGAATCTAGATTTGAAACTTTTACAGATGCATCTGCAAGTTTACCCGATGTTACTGATCCATCGACTGGTACAAATACTGCACTCTTAATTCCAAGATCTACAACTCTTAATACTGAATTAGAATCAAGTGCTGAATCAAACGATATAGTGTTACTGCTTAGAGTAAAGTTAGACTGTGCTTGTATTACGCCATCTATTGAAACTAATAAAGCGCCTTTTGCTGATGGCGTAAATGATAATGTACAACTATCTGATTCTCCAAGAAATATTCTTGTAAATTCGTCAAATGTTTTTAAATTTGCTGCTAGCTTATCTGCAGTAATACTTCCTGTTCCTACTGCATCACCAGCATTACCACCAATTGATATTGCAAAACATGAATCACCTGAATCTGGTGCTGTAGTAAATACTAAATTGTTACCACCTGCTTGTAATACAAAATCTGAAGTTGGTTCTTGTATAACACCATTTAATGACACTATAAGTTGATTAACATCACCAACTTGGTGTCCTAGTGGAAAGGAAATAGAAGATGCATTAAACGCCCAAGACGTAACATCTACTTTCTTAAACTCTCCAATGTTTGGTGCTCTACCTAGATATGCCATATTATTTTATCACCTTATATAAAGTATATCCTTGATTAGTAAATTCAGATCCGTCATTTTTATTTAGTTTTATTTGATCTAATCCTATAGCTGTACTACACATTGCAGAACCAGTAGAATTGTAAGTATATGCATCATTATGTCTTTTTTCCATACCATGTTGCCAATTAAATCTTGGAAATTTAGATGTGCCTACTGTGTGATACATATCTAAAACTAAATGAAAAGTTTCAAAATCATCAGAACCATCTCCCGCGTTTGCTTCGTTAAATTCAATATAAGATGCACCATTTACGTCACCTTTTTGAGCATTTCCTGCACCACTACCATTATTGTAGTTGTATGTATACATATATCTGTAGTCTGTGCTACCAGTATCAAAAGCATTGTCCGCTGTGTTTCTAACAACCATTTTCCACCTACCACTAGTTCCTGTTTCTGATTTTAAGTTTATGATTAATTTAAGATATTCAAAGTCTGTTGTTTCTGGTAAAGATATAACTAATGCAGTTAAATCTGTTGTAACACTAGTGACTTTAGATACCAATTCCATATTTCCACCACCAGCACCACTTACAGTTCCAGTCAAAGCATAATCCGCAGTTAGATCTAACTCTGAATTACCTATCGCATTTGCAGGTATTTTAGCAGAAGTAACTGCATTTGCAGCTATCTTGGATGTAGTTACTGCATTATCTTGAAAACTTGCTGCTCTTAACTTAGTTGTCATCCTGCAATCTCCATTACAGTTATTGTTGATACGCCACTTACTGTATTTGCATTGCCTGATTGCAAAGTATTTACTCTATTTAAATATAGAACTACGCCTGTGCTCCACTGTAACTTGTAAGTAACTGCACTTGTTGTACTAACTGCTGTATCTAAAAGTTGAAAATTATCACACATTAATCGATACGCATTATCTACTCCTTGTAAACCAAAAGTGGCTCTTGTATCTCCAGAAGATGTGTTAGGACCAATCGCTATATTACTACTATCTCTTAATATTCTTACTCCTCCATAAGGATTTGCAGCGCTTCCCCAAGACAATGATGTACTAACGAGTATCTTTGATGATGTTGAACTTGGTGTAATTGAGACAGACATTCCTGGAATATCTGTAAAAGTTCGGCTGTTAAAAGCGGAACTAGCTGTAGCGCTTATTGATTGTTTAACTTGCAAAATTCCTCCAGCTGGTACAAATCCCGATGGAGTATGACCTGATGCAAGACTCACAGTGGTTCCAGTCGCTGCCTGTATTGTATTTGTCTTTAACGTACTCACACTATACTCCATTCACCATTAACTGTTACTGTAAAACCAGAATCAATTTGTACTGGACCTGCGCTCATACCGTTTGTTGCAGAATCAATTAAAATATTTTCGGCTATATTATTTGCGTTTGTTCGTATTATTGAATTACTCCCCAACCATGGTGCATTACTATATTTAATAGCCTGACTTCCTGTAGGTTGAGCGGAATTATTAAGTGTTATCGTTGGAGCAGTAACTCCGCCTGTAAAGATATCACCAGATCTTTTAGCAGCTCCTCCTACGTCAGTAACTGTAACTTGTGAAACCTCAACAATTTCTATAATGTCATTAAGATAAGCTGCTGATGCTAATACTACATTAGTGCCATTAGTTGTAAAGTCACCATCAGGAGATAATTTAGCTCCATTTAAATATACATGACTTGCGCTATCAATTGCAGATAACGATACACCATTTGCATCATTCCCGCTGAAAGATGCTTGTCCTTCGGTTGCAGTAAATCTAAATCTTGTATTTCTTAGCTCTACAGTTTGATTTGCATTTGATCCTAAGTACGCCATTATGCAATGTCTCCATGTATTGTGGTGTAACCATACTTTAAATCACCAGTAGCTGTACCACTTTTATCTGTTCTAACTTTATATGCAGTTGTTGTGGGTGCTACTTCATTTCCAGATGAGTTATCAGAATGTAATTGACCACCTGCTGCATCACCTTGGCCATTAGCATCAAAATTATTTGAATTAGTCATTATATAATTTATATCAGAATAAGCTGTTGTTATTGTTACTGTATATTCTCCTGCTGCATCATCTGCTACACTACTTAAATTCCATGATTTTATTATAGCAGGTGTTTTGTGGTTAAAGTGTAAAGCATGAGATGCAATTCCTAATTGTAAAACTGATGTCACACTACCTGTTTGAACATTAATTACATCTGCAGTCGTCTTACCTTTAATAGTGTCAATCTTAACAGTATCGTTAAATGTAATATCACTACCAATTTTAGCCTCGATCTCATTTACGACTACACGGCTCATCCTGCGATCTCCATTAAAGTAATTCTGCTAATATTGTTACCAGTGCCACCTTTTTGACAGTGTAAAACCGCAGAATTATTAGAAAGTTTTGCATTCATTCTCATTTTATAAGTAAACGAACTCGTTGTATTAGGTGAATGTAAAAAATTAATTGGATGTTTAAATGCCATGGCATATGCTTCATTAATTCTATAACCTTCATTGTCAGCACTAGTGCCATCTAAAATATTATTACTGCCATCACAAACTGCAAAGTTAAATTGCATACTTCCATTACTCCCCCCAGCTGCATAAAATGATAGATAACCAGTTACGAGTATTTTACTACTAGATGAACTTGGTGTAATCGAAGCAGATAAACCTGTATCAGCAAATGTTGTGGTACTACCACTCTGTGATACTGCACTTGTTGCTGTTGCATGAACAACTTGAATTGCATGCCCGGGTGCATTTAATACATGTCCACTCGCAATCTGTACAGTTGTAGGTGTAGAAGAAGTTGCTAGTCCTTGAATTTGTGATACACTCAGTATCCCAGCCATTATGTAATCTCCAAAATACTTAATATTACGTCGACGGAAGCTGCTGTACTTGAACTTACTTTAATAATATCTGCAGCATTCATAACCACTTTTTGATCTCCACCTACTGCAACTAATGAACTTCCAATTGGTATTGGAGCATCTTTAACTAAGAAACAACTATCTCCACCATTATTTAATAATGTGACATCGGCAGTGATTGCAGAAGATGTTTTGTTAGAAAGGTTTAATCCTATTATTGTTGTAGCAGTATTACTTGGACATGTATATACGGCAGAATCAGCAATTCCAATATTTTTTTTTGTTTGTAGTTTAAATAAGTTTGCCATATGTTATCCTAACGCTATTGCTAATGCTACAGCCGTTCCAGCTGGATCACCGAGTGGAGATACAATTAACACGTCGGCCGAATCAAGTATTCGGTCGTGCGCTTTGCCATTAATCGTAATGTTTTGATTTACTATAATTCCGTTCTTAACAACGAAATCTTTTTGTTGTGCTGTAGGCATCGGTTCACTCTCCCCAATGGATTATAATTCTATTTATACAAGTTACAGTTTAAACATTAGCCTTTAATCTCCATAGCTATTACAACCATAGAATCTTTTGCATCAGGCTCATCATTGATTCTAAAATCTCCATCATTTTGAGTTGCACATTGCAATTTATATGTTACTGAAGAAGCAGTTGAAGGTGAATCTAAATATTGAATAGCTATTGGACATGGAACCCAAATCGACCCATTTGTATTTGTACTATAACCATATCTAGGTATATACCTTACTTCTGTTGAACCTCGAAATATTTTAAATCTAATAGAATTATTCGTATTATTAGCCATACCACCACAATTCCAAGAAATAAAAATCTTACTTGATGTACTTGATGGTGTTATAGCTATAGATGTTCCATTAACATCACCAAAGCTTGTATTTGGCGTGGTGTTTGATGATTGCAATTGAGCCGCAACTGTCTGTATCACACTACCAGCAGGCATACCTGTTAAAAAGCTACTCCCTTGAACTAAGTTTGCGGTTGGTACTTTTTTTACTCTCGTTAATGCCATGTCTTCTCCTATACTATCGACATCGATCCGTTAATGACTACTGAAACTCCTGAGTCAATAGTTATAGGTCCTGCGACCATTGCATTATCATTTGAGTCTAAAGTAAATCCTGTTGATATACTATTTCGATTTTTTCTTACTGGTGTATTTGTAATTCCTATTGCATCATTTAACTTAGATGCAGTTATCACATTATCTGAAACTGTGCTTGTACTGTGCGCTTCACCTAATGCAGTTATAAAATCAATAGTATCACTTGAATCAATTGCTTCACTAAATGTTATAGTGGTTCCTGTCACAGTATAAGCAGAGTTTGGTGCTTGAATAACACCATTAATAGATACAATTAGTTGTTCTGCAATTAAATTTGGTTGTGGTATATTATTAATGTTTAGTGTATATGATGAGTCACTTGTACCAGTGATAGCATCCATTCTTTGATATACACCAAACTGTGGAGACTTACCGAGAGTACTCATTGTGCGATCTCCATAACAGTTAACGTTGTCAAGATATTGTAACCTGCCCAGTAAGCTATTCCACCACCTTCTTGCTTAACGACAACATTATAAGTTACTGCTGAAGCTGTAGCTGGTGCATGTAAAAGTGAGGCAGATAAAGCTGATACAAGTTGACCTGAATTTGAATGATTCATTGCCATTCCCATAGTTCCTGTAGCTAATAAAGTTCCACCAGCAAGGACTGTTCCAGCATTAGTTGAACTTGAAGGATTAATAGAGACGTTAGCAACGGCTTTTTTAGTATTTGTTCCATTTGTTCCATAGCCATTAAAACTAACTAAAAATTTACTTGAGCTACTAAATGGAGTAAATGTTAAAAATAAACCAGTACTTTTATAAGTTGTTGTTGTATTTGATACTGTTGCTGTACTGGTATGTTGATATACTTGTATCACTTGGCCCGGTGCTACTAAAGATCCTGCAGCTCC